GGGGGGGGCTGGTACTATTTAACTAATATATTGGATAATATTTATCCAGTCGGTTCCATATTCATTACAATGAATAATACCAATCCTTCCGAATACTTTGGAGGAACCTGGGAGAAAGTTTCTGGTGGGTATTTATATGCCACAGGAAGTACACAATTAGGTAAAACTACATATTATGGTTGGGGTACACAATCAGGTGGTAGTGGTACTAGTGGGAGTACAGTACTGACTGCGGCACAAAGTGGGTTAAGAGCCCATCAGCATCCAGTTCCATATAATTCAAATAATAACGCCTATGCTTGCGGGTATCCATATTCTTGGCAATCAGGTTTAACTTCTAGTACTGGCGGTAAAGGATGGAATGGAAATGCCGGTACATTTTCTGTTGGTGACTGGGATGCACAAGAAGGACATACCCACTCAATATCAAATCATTCACATAATATAGCAACAATAGATGTTTGGATGTGGAAACGAATTAGTTAAATAAAGCCGAATAATTATGGCAAAAGCAGTTAAATTAAGAAATGATTTATATTTAGATACTAGAGGAATAGTACATAATAAAGAAATATTAAAACCTTATTTAGATAACTTAAAAAGTGGAACAGATAATTTACAAAATCAAACAAATAATTTACAGACACAATTAACCAACCTTAGTAATAGTTTAGGGGAATACGAAGTTATATGGTTTAGTTATTTCTATATGAATGCTAATCAAACAGTGAATATTCCAAAGGGGATTAGCTCCTATAGAAATGGCATTATATTGGTTTTCTGTGCCTACAGTAGTGGAAAACCACAGGATTATAATTTTTCCTATTGCTTTGTTCATAAATATAGTGTAATTGCCTTTAATAGCAGAGGTGTATGGTTTCCAATGGGAGGTTCAGAAAAAGGTATTGGAAATAGTAAATATATTTATGTTCATAATACAAAATTAGTTGGACATAAAAGTAATGATAGTGATGGCTATGTATTAAGAGCAGTAATTGGGTTTTAATATACATAAAATATTAACAAAGGAGGTAGATGAATATGTTACCAGAATTAAATGCTATAAATCAGGTAGATGAAACGATGCCTAGTTATACATATAATATAAATAGAAATGCAAATCGTATTTCCGGTTACATAGACAATAAAGATGCCATCGTTCAAGCCATCTATCTAATATTACAAACCGAGCGTTATGAATCAGTGATTTATAATTGGTATTACGGTGCAGAATTAGATGATTTAATTGGCAAGAATAGGAATTATGTTACTAGTGAGTTGAGAAGAATGATTAGAGAAGCATTATTAGAAGATGATAGAATTAGTGAGGTTACCAGTTTTTCTTTCAATTTTAAAGATGATTCAGTACTAGTTCAATTCTTAGTTCAAACAATCATTGGTGACATACAAATGGAATGGGAGGTGAATATTTAATGAATGAGATACCTACTTATGAAGAGATTTTACAAAGATGTTTAGATAGAATTCCAAACAGTTTTGATAAAAGACAAGGTTCAATTATATATGATGCTTTAGCACCTTGCTGTGTTGAATTAGCACAAATGTATATCCAATTAGCAAGTACATATGAATTAGTATTTATAGATACAGCAGTTGGTGATTCATTAGATGCTTTAGTCAAACAGAATGGTATTAGTAGAAAAGAAGCAACAAAAGCCTTACGTAAAGGTGAATTCAATATGGTTGTACCAGTTGGTAGCAGATTTTCTGATGGAACTAATAGTTATATAGTTACAGAAAATATTGCTAATTCTAATAATTCTAAACTTCAATGTGAACAAGCCGGTAGTGTTGGTAATTCATATTATGGTTCACTTACACCAATTAGTTATATTACTGGTCTAACTAAAGCAGAGTTAACTGATATTATAGATTTAGGTGATGATGTTGAGACAGATGATGCGTTAAGAGAAAGATATATGGAAGTAGTTACAGCACCTCAATTTGGTGGTAATGTTTCAGATTATCAAAATAAAGTAAAGGCATTAGAAGGAGTTGGAGGTTGCAAAGTTATTCCTATATGGAATGGTGGAGGAACAGTAAAACTTATCATTACTAATTCACAAGGTGGTGTTCCAACTGAATCATTAGTAAAATCAGTTCAGCAAGCAGTTGACCCAACACAAGACCAAACCGGAATGGGTATTGCACCAATCGGTCATATAGTCACAGTTGTAGGGGCAGAAGCATTAAATATTTCAATATCGGCAACATTTACATTACAAGCAGGATTATCACCAAGTGATATTGAAGATAGTGTAAACCAAGTTGTTGATAATTACTTTACAGCGTTATCTAAAACGTGGGATAAAGAAGATAATATTATTGTTAGGGTTAGCCAAGTTGAAACTAGATTACTCGGTGTTAGTGGTGTATTAGATGTTACTAATGTTAAGTTAAATAATAATACTAGTAATATTTCACTTGAAGCAAACCAAATACCAGTAAGAAATGGTGGTGTTGTAGTAAATGTCTAAGATAAATAATTACTTACCAAAAGTACTACAACCAATAGTTGAATTCCAACAAATAAATTCAGATTTAGATATAGAATTAAATAATATAGATGAACTAATTAAAGATATTGAAAAAGAAGTTATAGTTCAAACTGCTACAGAATATGGTATTAGTCAATGGGAAAAAACTTTAGGAATTATTCCTAGTGATAGTGATTCATTAGAAGTTAGAAGATTTAGAGTTTCAAATATACTAACTAGTAAATTACCATATACAATTAGATGGTTAAGACAAAAACTAACCGAAATAGTTGGTTCAGAAAGTGGTTGGACATTAAATATAGATAATAATAATTATACAATTACCATTATTCTATCAGGACTTGATACAAAGCTAATGCTAGAAGTTGAAAAACAATTAAGAAATGCTATTCCTTCTAATATGGAATTGGTTATTGGTGGGGCACCAATTACTAGTTCAGAAATTAGATTTGGTATTGCTATGTTATTAGCAGTAAAAAATAAAATTACTAGTGGATATACAATAGCAGAAGCACAAAACTTAATAACAAATGATATATTAAAGAATTGGATTAGTTATTCAGATAATCCTAATAGAATTACCTTTGATGAAGAAAATAAAGTCATAACAGTAAATAATATAGATAGTAATTTTAGATTACCTAAGTTTACTAGTGATGATGTTTCAGTACCATCAGATTTAAAACTGATAATTCTTGAAAATTCCACAAAATACAACATTGACTTTGGAACGGATATTGCCGTATCAATTTATGGGGTTAATAAAAGTAATGGTACTGTCAGATTATTAGCAGAATATGGTAGAGGTAATAATATAGAATATGAAACCTATGCCAGTCATAATACTAATTATAAAGGTATTTTTATAGGATTAAGATTAGTTAAAACAGGTCTTACACAGGCGGTTATAACAAATCCAATAGTTAAAATGAAAGTGGAGGTGTAATAAATGTTTGATGGATTAAAGTTAACTACTAAAGGTACTACATTACTATCTAACTTAATGGCAGGACATAACATTCAGTTTACAGTAGTTAAAATGGGAAATGGTGATGAGCCATCTGATATTGCTACATTAACTGATTTAGTTAGTCCTAAACAAACATTACCAATCTCTCGTAATTCGGTAATAGATGAACAAACTATGCTAATTGGTGCTAATTTATATGGTACCGATGTAAAGGAAGCATTTTACTGGAAAGAAATTGGTATATTTGCTAAAGACTTAGATGGTGATGGAATAGAGTATTTATTTAGTTATAGTAATGCTGGAAGTGAAGCAAGCTATATTCCAGTTGGTGGAAGTGTTACAGAACAGTTGATAGATTTATATGTAATAGTTGGTAATGTAGAGAATGTTACAATTGAAATTGATAAATCATTGGTATATGCCACACTGGAAGCAATGGAAACTGCCGATGCTAAACTAAAAACAGAATTAACTACTAAAATAAATACAGATGTTAAAGCAGTTAATGATGCATTGACAGCACATAAAAATGACAAAAGCAATCCACACGGTGTAACCAAAGCACAAGTTGGATTAGGAAGTGTTGAAAATTATGGAATAGCAACAGAGGCAGAAGCAAAAGCAGGAACAGCGGCAAATAAGTACATGACACCACAAAGAGTTAAGAATGCCGTAGAAGCATTCGGAGTTACTTCAGATGGTAATGTAATAATTAAAGTTGGTGGTACACAACCAACAGCACAAACAGGAAAAACAATAATTTGGATAAATACAGCAAGTTAGGAAGGAGTTGATTTTAAATGGCAACAGCTATATCTACACAAACTTTAGATAGTAGTACTCCAGCGGTGTATGGTAATGTTACATATGATTGTTGGCGTTCCGGTAATTATATGGTTTATAAAGTTACTGTATCGGCGTGGATAACTAGTAGCGGAGGTTGGAGAAATAATAGATGGGCTTGTAAATTATGGGTTAACGGGGACTTAAAATGGTCCAATCAAACATTAAAAAATCAAACTTCTGGGGCAATAGGAACTGGTGCTTATTCGGCAACCACAGGTGAAATATGGATACCAGTTAATAGTGGTTCTATTTCAGTTAAAGTTCAATTTGCCGATACTGGATACAGTACAGATTGGAGGGTAAACGATGACTGGGGAACATATAGTGGTTCTATGGCAGTATATGGTCCATCGGCATCAGGGGCACCAGGTTGGTGTAGCATACCTAGTTCAATAGCACCAGACCAAATAGCATCAATTACTTGGGGTGCAGCTAGTGGTGGTACCAACGGAGTTAGTGGATACCAATTAGCATATAGTAAAGATGGTGGAAGTAGTTGGACATATGTGGATGCTAGTGGAACTAGTTACAATCTAAATCTAAATAGTGCTGGATTTGTTAATGGAAGTGTATTAAGGGCAGCAGTAAGGTCATATAGTACCGTAAACGGAACAAGATATTACAGTGGTTGGACTTATAGTGGAAATACTACTACATCATTCGTGGCACCATCTACACCATCTACAGTCACAATACCTAATTCAATAGCACCGGATAAAACGGCATCAATTACTTGGGGTGCAGCTAGTGGTGGTAGTAATGGTGTTAAAGGATATGCTTACCAATGGAGTAAAGATGGAGGTACTACTTGGTCTACAGAAAGAACTACTACAAGTACAAGTTTAAGTCTAGACTTAAATGCCAATGGATTTGTTAATGGAAGTAAATTAGCATTTAGAGTAAGGTCTTATACTACAGGTCAAAATAATAATTACTATAGTGGTTATAAAACAAGTTCAGTTACTACTACATCATTCGTGGCACCAACAGTGCCACAAAATCAAGCCATTAGTTATGATATGTCAGAACCAATTCCAACGGGAATATACAAAGCCAGTTGGAAGGCACCTACTAGTACAGGTACCAATGGTATTAGTGGTTATAGAATTCAATGGCTAAAGAATGGTGAAAACTTTGGTGATGAATACGATGTAACCGGAACTTCAGCACAAAAGACCACAACAGAAAGTACTATCCAACCAGGAGATACAATATCATTTAAGGTTAGAGCATATACTATAGGTCAGAGTACTAGATATTATAGTGGATATGTTACTAGTGGAACTATAACTATAGTAAGTGATAAATTCATTTACATATCACAGAATGGTGGTTCATTTATTAAATATAAAGCATACATTAGTGTTAATGGTGGTGCTTTTACAGAAATTAAGAAGGAAAAATTAAAGGTAATAAAATAGAATAAGAATAAGGAGGTATTATATGGAATGGTTAACCGCCATATTAGTAGGAATAACAGCAGTTATTTCTGCTGCTGGGACTTTAGTAGTAACAGCAATAAAAACCAAGAAACAAATAGAAGATACTATTCCTAGAAAGCTTAAAAAACAATGTGGTATTGATGCAACTATCATTCAGCGTATGGAAGAGGTTAAAGAAATACTAGGGGCAGACAGAGTTCAGATATATGATTTCCATAATGGGGACCACTATGCCAATGGAAGAAGCGCATTAAAAACTACTTGTACTTATGAAGTAGTTAGGGCAGGAGTAAAAGGATATCAAATGTATCTACAGGCATTACCGTTAAGTGCCATACCAAGATTTACAAAGAAATTATTAGATGCAGGGGAATTGGATGTTCCAAATCTAGAAACTATAAAAGAATCTATGCCAGGAGCCTATAACATTAAAAAAGAACAAGGGGTTAATGGATTCTATGATATAATTCTAGAAAACAAGCAAGGGGAACCTATTGGCTTTCTAGGAATCCAATATGTTAATAATTCTCATAAAACATATAATAATAAAGAGAAGAATGAAATCTTAAGATTGAAATTCTTCATTGAAGAGAATCTAGAACAGATGATTAAAAAGTAAGAGGAGGTGAAAGTATGGAATATGCAGCATTAGTAATTGTAGCAATTCTAGTTGAGGCAATATGGGAAAATATTAAGATGGTATTTCCGAACAAGAAATTCTCAATCTCAATGTTAGGTTCATTATTAGTTTCTATTCTAATATGTGTTCTAACAAAAGTTGATATATTCCCAGTTGTAGGTTTAACTATTTCAATACCAGTTATTGGAAGTATTCTAACCGGTATTATAGTAAGCCGTGGTGCTAACTTTGTTAATGATTTGTTTACAAAATTAAAAGGAGGAACTAACGATGGAAAATAACTTAGAAAACATTGAAGAGGTTGAACTAAAAGAACAAGCCGAAGATGAAATGGGTCCGGAAGAAAGAGAAGAAGATTTCGGTATACCATCTGAGGAAGAAGAATTAGTTGAATTAGAAGAGGAGGAATAAATATGAAAGTATTTGGTATTGATATCAGTACTTGGCAAAAAGGTTATCCTTATGATAAAGCCAATTCCGAAGGTGTAAAGTTTGCTATATTAAGGGCAGGTTTTAGCCAAACCAAAGATAATCAATTTGAAACCCACTATGCCAATGCTAAGAGATTAGGTTGGGGTGTAGGTGCATATTGGTATATGTATGCCACAACAGTTGAAGGTGCTAAGAAGGAAGCAAGAGCATTCTTAAAAGCAATTGCTGGTAAACAATTTGATTATCCAGTATATCTAGACATTGAAGATAGAAGTATTGCTAATAATACTACCAAAGAAACTAGAAATGCTATGGTTAGGGCATTCGGAGAAATAATTGAATCAGCAGGATATTACTTCGGAGTTTACTGTAACCTTAATTGGTACAGAAACTTACTTAGTGGTGCTGAGTTAAATAAAAAGTATGATTGGTGGATTGCTTGTTGGTCTAAAGGGGCACCAAGTGGTCTTAACTATGGTTTATGGCAATTCGGTGGTGAAACTAATTACATTAGAGGTAATAAAGTAGCCGGAGTTACTACAGACCAAAACTATGCAGTAAAAGATTATCCAATAATAATCAAAAATGCAGGATTAAATGGTTATCCAAAACAATCTAATCCAGAACCTACACCAACACCAAAACCAAGCATTCCATACGAAGGAGTAAGTGATGAAGAACTTGCTAGAAGAGTATGGCTAGGTGAATTTGGAAATGGTGATGAAAGAAAAGCTAAACTAGGTTCTAGATATGCCGCAGTACAGGCTTTAGTTGATAAAGGGGTTGGTAAACCTCAATCACAAGCACAATACTATACAATCCAACGTGGTGATACATTGTATGGTATAGCAATTAAATATGGTACTACTATAGGTCAATTAGTAAAATGGAATAACATTAAAAATGCTAACTTGATATATCCTGGTACTAAAATAAGAGTAAAATAGAAGAGAAATTACAAAAGTGCCTTACTAAAGGTGCTTTTTTTTATCGTATAATATATAAAATCTCGGATAATATCCGAAAGTTTTTTCGGAAATTACCATTTTATGATTGTTTTTTCTCATAAAGTATGCTATAATAATAAATGTAAGGAAGGAGATAGTTAAAATGAAACAAGAAATTGAAAGAAGAATTTTAAATAAGGAGGATGAAATAGCAAAGTTAAATATAGACTTAAATTGCTATAAACAAAAGTTAAAAAAGTTAACCTTTGATGAATGGGAAATAGAAGATTACGTTATTACTTTAGCAATGGAAATGAAAAGAGTAAAAAGTAGAATAAGACAATTACAAACAGAAGTATATGATTTAATGCAAATCTTAAAACAAGATAAATAAATGAAAGGAAGGTTTTACAGTATGGAAAAGAAAAAATTAAGTAAAGATGAAAAGAGAATATTAAAGGAGGATATCCAAGATTTAAAATGGTTAGCAGAAAAATACAAGGCGGAAGGCAAACTTGCCAAATCCGCCGACTGCGAAAGTGAAATGAATAAATTACAAAAAAGACTAAGAGGTGAAGATAATGGAATTCGTTAAGGAAAACTTAAATCCTAAGGGTTGGAAAACTGGGGATTGTGTGGTAAGGGCATTAGCAAAAGCAAACAATATGAGTTGGGAAAGTACCTATTTAATGCTATGTGAAATGGGAATGAAGAAATGCAGAATGCCAAATGAGAAACACACATATGAAGCATTACTAAAAACTTATGGATGGGTAAAATATAAAATGCCTAGACACGAGGATGGAAGTAGGTATACAGTAAAAGAATTGGTTGATGAAAATCCAAGTAAGAGAATGGTTATTAGTATAGCAAACCATCTAACATTCGTAGATGAAGGCACATTGATAGATTTATGGAACTGCGGTGGTAAGTCAGTAGGAAATTATTGGATAAAGGAGGGTAAGTAATATGAATAACGAACTTATTTATAAAAACCTACAAAGGTATGCTAAGATAATAAACAGAATAGATTGGGAAACAGTAAAAGGATATGAAATGCTAAAAGTTTACTTTTACGAGGAGGAATTCTATATGGTTAAAATGGTAAATGGAAATGTCGAGGATGTAAGACCTATTCAGTATACAGATTATAAAGTAGTTGGAACAGATGTGGTAAATAAAACTTGCTGTATATGTGGAAAAGAATTTATGGGGTATGGAAACAATCCAGCCCCAGTGAAGGAAAAAGGTAGATGCTGTGATGAATGTAATGGTAAATATGTGATACCAAAAAGATTGGAGGTGTGGATGAATGACAGAGGTAGTGAAAAAGAATCCAAATGATATGATGAAAGATGTAGTTAAAGGTTACAGAGGTTGTGGTCATAAAGAATATTTCGGAATGATACATTGGAGAGATGGTTTACAATATTGCCGTCAATGTATATATGAAATATGGCAAAAAGAAACTGGTTGGAAACCAAGTAAAGAAGATTACGTATTTCCATATTATGAAGATGGGGTAGATTATTATAAGGAGGACCAAAATGAAGAAGCAGGAGATTAAACCAAGATTTATTCAAAGGAAATTATTTGACACAGCACCAGTAGTAGAAACTAAAACAATTATAGAACCAGTGGAAGAAGTAGTTGACAAATCAATAATAGATGGTTGGACAAGTATATACCAACAAGATGATAGTAATGATAGATTTGTATTACTTAGTCCAAGTGGGGAAAGGTATGCTTGTAAGTTTTATAATAAAGTAACCAATGATTTTATAAGTGCATCATTTATGTCAATGGTTATGTTGAATGAACATTTTGACAGAAGTATTATTTCCGGGAAAGAAGGTATATAAATGATAATACTAAAGACAATAGTGGATAGTAAAGATTTTAGTTACCATAATAGAAATAAACTGGCTATGGAATATGCCGGTACCCTTGATGAGGAGGGTTGGGGGAATTCCCTCCTTGAAGGTGGATATATATCCCCTGACTTTAGTACTATATTCTATTATGCTAGGGCACCATATGAAGGACAGTTAATACAATTTAGTAAAAACGAAGAAGGATATAATAAAATTCTTAAAGAGTTATTAGAAAAAGGCGATTTTGTTTCGTATAATATAAAGTAGGAGGTTGATTTGAATGCTATATGTCAGATATGATAAGCCAAAGAATTTGGTTAAAGAAGAATTTTCAGCATATGTATCATTCAAATGGTCACAAGCCTACGTTGATGGAATAAAAGCATTACCACTTAGATATTGGATACCACAACAAAAAGAATGGGAAATACCAGTTCAGATGGTTCCATTACTAAATAAGATTGGTGAGGTTAAAGAACTAAACCATATAATTGATGATGGTGAAGACGAAATTCAAATAGATGAAAATGAATTTAAGACCAAACCATTCAAACATCAATTAGAAGGTGTAATCTATGGTATAGAACATCCGAGTTGGTTATTGGGGGACCAACAAGGATTAGGTAAAACTAAACAAATGATAGACCTTGCAGTATGGAAAAAGAAACATCAAGGTATAAAGCATTGCTTAATTATATGTTGTGTTAATAATTTAAAATACAACTGGTTAAATGAAGTTAAAATTCATAGCAATGAAACAGCCTGTGTATTAGGTGTTAAGAAAAAGGGTAAAGAACCATCAATGCAAGATAGGATAGACCATTTAAGATATGGACCGAATGAATTCTTCTGGATAACTAATATTGAGAGTTTGAGAGTTAAAAAAGATGGAAGATTTTATAAGTCTGAATTAGTAGATAGATTAAATCTATATCTTATGAATGGTGATATCGGAATGATAGTGGTGGATGAAATTCATAAATGTAAGAATAGTAATTCGGCACAAGGTAGAGGATTATTACAATTGAAAGGGGCTAATAGGGTTGGGTTAAGTGGTACTTTATTAGTTAGTAAACCATTAGATTTATATACACCATTAAAATTCATTGGTGCAATAAATAAAAGTCAATTCCAATTTGATAGATATTATAGTAGTAAAGATTACTTTGGTAATATAGTTGGATACCAACATTTAGATGAATTACAAGTACTTATGGATATGAATATGCTAAGAAGAACTAAAGACTTATTAGATTTACCACCAAAACTAGAAAAAATCGAGTACATAGAACTTAATAAAGAAGAAAGAAAATTATATAATGCTATAGAGCAAGATATAAGACAGGAAATTCAAACAGATGCTAATTTAATTAAATCACCAGCATCAGTATTAGCAAAACTAACTAGATTAAGGCAAGTAAGTACACATACTGGATTAGTTAGTGATAAAGTAATTGCTAGTTCTAAGTTTGAAAGATTAAAAGATATTTTAGAAGAAGCACAAGACAATGGTGAAAAAGTTATAGTATTTACTATGTTTAGAAAATTAGCAGAAATGGCAATGGAAGAATTCAAAGAATATAATCCATATCATATATGGGGTCAAATGAACCAAGTAGAACTACAGGACCAAGTAAATGGATTCCAAGAAGGTAATAATTTTAAAGTATTATTCGGGGTTATTCAAGCTGCTGGTACAGGTATAACTTTAAATACCGCTAGTATAGTAGTATTCCTAGATTTACCGTGGGATACAGCAACAATGGAACAGGCAGAAGATAGAGCCCATAGAATTGGAACTAAAAAGACAGTTACTTGTATTAGACTAATAGCAAAAGATACATACGATGAAAGAGTATGGAGAAGAGTCCTTAGTAAAGGTCATATGAGTAAAGCACTTATTGATATGGAAAAGATAGAGAATGTTAGTCCATTTATAGATTGTGTATTTGTTAGTGGGGAATATGATGATGAAGATAGTAAAAGTTTATGGTAAAAACATATAATATAATTAGGGAGGTAGAAATAGATGAAATACGATGTTAATTACATTGCAGAACAATGTGGTGTTAAAAGAGGTTCAATTGTTAGTTACGTTAAATATTGTGCAGAGACAGGTATAGAAATACCACAACCAATTCCTTACCAATCTAGTAAATATGTTTATAGTAAACAGGATGCAGATAAAATTGCCGAAATGTTTAGAAATAAAAAACGTGGAGAAATGGCAGAATATAATTACAAACATTGCTGGGGAAAGAAGATAAGGGAAAAATACCCTCGAGATTAGTAGCATATGTCAGCATATGTACGGATTAAATAAGAAACTGGATAATTTATACGGATTATAAGAAACTACCTTAAAAACGTAAATAAATCGGTTTCTTATTTTTTTTCTCTAAATATTGACCAATTAAGACATTTATGACGTATAATTATTTATGAAGGAGGAGAAATATATGTTCGATAACCTTACTATGGAAGAGGTTGTTGACAGATTAAAAGAAGTTAGAGATAATCAAAAGGCTTTAAAAGAACAAGAGGATGCTTTAAAGAAAAGAATTTTAGCAGATGGTAGAGCAGAAATTAAATCTGAAAACCATACCATGAAGATTCAAGTTAGAACTAAAGAAGTATTTAATGAGGAAGCATTCATTGAAACATTCAAGAATGACCAAAACTTTGATGATACTATTAAAGCAAATATTCTAGAAAATAAATTAGTTCTAAATCAAGCAAACTTAAATGAAGCAGTTCAAAATAAAGTTATTCCTTTAGATTATGTAATTCCTTTTAACACTGTCACTGAATCTCAAGTAATTACAGTAAAATAGTCCTTTGATGGACTATTTTTCGTGATTTGTATCGTATAATTAAATTAGGAGGAGGAGAAGCGATGAATAATATTGATGAAAATGGATACATAATTGAACCAGAAGAACTAAATCAGGAATATGAAAGTTCACAATTTCTAATGATTACTTATGATATATTAGTAGATAAAAGATTAAGCAATTTTCAGAAATTACTATTTGCTAGTATAACAGGTCTATGTAAGCAAAAAGGATATTGTTGGGCTAGTAATGCTTACTTTCAAAAATTATTTAATAGAAGCCAAACACAAGTGAGTGAAGGAATATCAAAATTGGTTGAATATGGGTATCTAAAAAGAGAAATAGTTTATAAGAAAAAAGAAGACAAGGATGGTAAAATTATTACAACGAAACAGATATCTTTTAGGAAATTATTTGTAGTTATTAACAAGGCGGATTGGAATACAGGTATTCCGGAAAACCAGAATAGGGATATTCCGGAAAACCAGAAGCAAATAGATAATCCTTTAATAGATAATCCTACTTCTAATAATTCTATATTATCTAAAGATAATAAGAATTATATAGAAGACAACACGAAAACGGTTGTCAATAATGCGGGTGATGATAATATTAAAAATAATTTAGAAGAAGATAAGAATGGAATTGAGAATAATAAGATTTTTAGTGGGAAGGCGGATACTTCCGCATCAGTTCTAAAAACGCCCGCCGCCGAGGGTGAGGAAAAACCTAAGAAGGGAAAAGGTGGTCTTGGTCCATTGTATGATATAATTACACAAAGAATGCCAGCGGCAATATATCCAACATTGAATGCAGCATTAAAAACTTACTTAAAGGCACATTTAGGAATAAGAAGATTACCGAGTCCAGAGAAATGGGAAGATATGATAAAGAAGTTACAGGAATATGCTAGTGTGGAACTTAGTGGGGCTAGTGGTAAAAAGTTTATGGAAAACAGAGCATTGGAAATAGTTAAAAAAGCAATAGATGGAAAAGATGGGGTGCCATATACAGATTTCGATGATATCTATGATAAGGGGTTGATGGAACCAACCTTTGAATTAAACCGAGATTATACAAAAGGTTACTAATGGATATCACACAAAGAAATAAAAGGGTTGAAGAAAATCTTAAATTGGTGTCACACGCACTATCATTGCTAAAAGTTCCTTGGAACGAAGATTATTTCCAACAGGGGGTATTGGAGTTAATAAGATGTGCTGAAAAGTACGATGAGAGTAAAGGTTATAAGTTTAGTACTTATGCAGTTAAATGCATAACATTAAAATTAAAAGATTATATAAAAAGAGACTATGTTTTAAAACCAAAACTAACAGGGGAAAAAGGTGGTAAGGTATATGCACCACCAACTATTAGTTTAAATACAATAGTTCATGATGGTGCCGGTGATAAGGCAATATTCCTAGAAGATGTTATAGAAGATGATGTTAATTGGGAAGAAATAGATTTAGGAATAGAGTTAGATAACATAGTTGAGAAAGAAATAATAAGTAAAGATGAGTTACAATTATTTATAGATTCGGAGGTCAATGGTTATCCACTTAAGACATTAACTAAGAAGTATAATGTAACAAATAGAGTGGCAAGAGGAATAATTTCTAGAGTTAGGGAAACCTTAGCGGAAAATATTTCGTATAATTATTATGAAGGAGGTCAATAGAATGTATTGTTTCAGAAATGGTAATGAATGTCCTTATAGAAATATTTGTAAAAACAAGACCTCTAATGGAGATTGTTATAAACTATGTAGTAAATTAAATGAGATTGATACATTGTTTCATAATGCTAATATACCAAGAGCATTTCTCCAACCAATAGTTTTGTATCCAGATAAAATAGATGTTTCTTCTTACGAAGTATTAAGTATAATAAAAACAAATATAGTAGAAACAGTTGAAAGAGGAATGAATTATACCATACATAGTAGAATACGAGGAAATGGGAAAACTAGTTGGGGTATAAAGATATTACAAAATTACTTACATTGTATATGGACTGAACCTGGTGGAAGAACCAGAGGTTTATATGTAGATGTACCAGAGTACTTCGCACAATTAAAGGCAGAATTTGATAGTAAAGAAAAAGATGCCAAAGAATTTGCTAAAGATATAGACCAAGCAGATTTAGTTATATTTGATAACATTGATGAAAATAGATTGAGTGAGTGGGAAAGAAATGTTATGAAGCAACATATTAAGAGAAGAATAAACAATGGGTTGTGTAACATATTCATTATTAGAAATATTAACCAAGAGTTAGTAAATATGACAGGGGAGGATATTGCCTACTATATTCAAAGTAATAGTCAAATAATACCTCTAATTGGTAAGGGAGGTAAAGTACAATGATTGAAGCACAAGTAATTAGTAAAATATTGGAAGAGAAGAATTTGGATATATTATTAGATGAGAATATAAATTCTACATACTTTATAACATATTCAGAAGAGGCAAGATTTATATTTGGTCATTATAACGAGTATAGAACAGTTCCAACTAAGGAAACATTCTTAGGAAAGTTTAATGATTTTGAATTTACTAGTACCAAAGAAGATTGGAAATACCTTATAACCGGATTAAGAGAAGGTTATATGTTTAACCAATTAGCAATACTATTTAATAGTAGTACTAAAATAATTGAAAACAATGCCTTAGAGGGATACCAATTACTTAAGAATAAAATATTTGAATTAGAAAATGTTAAACCAATGAGTTCTAACGATATTATTAAAAATGCAGACCAAAGATTGGATGCTTTTAATAAAAAGTTAGAAAGTCCAACTAATGATGTTATACATATTGGATTAAAAGAGATGGATGAAAAGTTAGATGGTTGGTGTTGTGGTGAAGAATTAGTAACAGTTATGGCTAGAACCAATCAAGGTAAATCTTGGTTACTATTAGAGTTTTTGACCAATGCCTGGAAGCAAGGTAAAAGGGTTGGATTATATAGTGGTGAGATGAGTGCCGAGCAAATAGGTTATAGATTTGATGCCTTACATAAACATTTTAGTAATTTAAACCTAATGAGAGCCAATAAAGATGAAAAAGAGGAATATGAAGAGTACATAAAGGCATTAAAGAACAATGATAATTGCTTTGTAGTAATAACTCCGAGGGATTTAGGTCATTTAGCAAATGTAAATGACATTGATTATATGATTAAGAAATATAACTTAGATATAGTTGGAATAGACCAATTCAGTTTGATGGAAGATTTCAGAAGTGGTAAAAACGAGCAATTAAGAATTAGACTTGGAAATATAAGTGCCGATTTATTTAATTTGAGTATGAGATATAAGATTCCAATTATAGCATTATCACAGGCAAACAGAATGGCATCAAAGAATAATACACCGGAGTTGGAACATATGGCAGAATCAGATGCTATAGCACAAAACAGTACTAAGGTAATTAGTATGACTAGAACAGGTAATGAATTAAAGATGGCAGTGGTAAAGAATAGATATGGACCTGTTGGTGATGAATTTGTATATATGTGGGATATTGATAAAGGTCAATTCAATTTTAGTAGATATGGAAGTCACGGACAAGATAGTGGGGAAGAGGACAAGAGTATTAGTAGAAGACCAGTAAATGATGAAAGTCCATTCTAGGAGGTATTATGATAAGAATTGATAAGAAGGTAATAGATGCCGAAGTAATAACTATATTAGAAGAAGTAAAAAGATACCGTATGGAACGTGATGGTAAGGTAATACTAAAAGATATAAATGAGACAGGTAACAATATAATGGTGACCTGTCCTTTTCATAAAGACGGAAATGAAAGGAAACCAAGTTGTGGTGTAAGTTCAATAGAAACATCGGATACACCGGCAGGAACAGTTCATTGTTTTACCTGTGGTAAAAATATGCACTTTGATAGATTTATTAGTTATCTATTAGGGGTAGAAGATGGTGGTAGTACCGGAAGACAATGGCTATTAGAACATTTTGATGTTAGTTATACTAGACAAATAAAGGTTCAATTGACTAGAGGTGGTAGGCAAAGTGGTTGTACTTATAACATAATAAGAGAAGCACAATTACAACAATATAGGTATTACCATCCTTATATGTACCAAAGAGGATTGACAGATGAGATAATTGAGAGGTATGATATTGGTTATGATAAATATAACGATATGATTACCTTTCCAGTTAGAGATATACAGGGTAATTGCCTATTTTTAGCCAAAAGAAGCGTAAAAGGAAAGTTCTTTATATTACCACAAGGTAAAAATAAGCCATTATACGGCGTATATGAGTTAGATTATAGTAAACCTGACATATATATAGTGGAAAGCTTTTTTAACGCATTAACCCTAGCGAAATGGGGGTATAATGCTATAGCAATGATGGGAACAGGAAGTAATTATCAGTATGAACTGATAAATAAGTTACCTTTTAGAACCATTCATTTATGTTTAGATGGTGATATGGCAGGTAGACACGGGGCTATGAAATTAGAACAAGTTATAGACAAAGGTAGGTTAGTTTATACACATCAATTGCCTGATGGAAAGGATGTCAATGATTTAGAGAAAAAAGATTTCTTGAACATTCCGTATAAAATAAGGGAATGCTAAATGCGGTTGACAATTTTATGAGAAAATTACCAAAAAAGGATTGTATTTTTCAAAAATATATCATAAAATTATTTCAGGATAGAAGAACTATAGTTGGTCCTAAAGAAAGGAGGATAGCAATTAGTTTTTAATTAAGCACCGATGAAAAGTAATTTTATTCTAAACTTATTTTTATTTTAATTTTATAAAGGAAGGTTTTAAATATGATGAATAATAAAATAAGCAGGGGTTTGGAATTAAGTGAGGTAGCAATGAGCTACAAAATTACGGGGGAAGATAAATACTTTGAGGAGTTATGGAATGAGGTAAAACCATTCGCATTTAAGATTGGTCAGAAGTACATAAATACAATTAGTAAAGAAAATATGGAAGAGTTGGCAATGGTATGCTTATATGATTGCTGTCGATGCTTAAAGGAAGGAACCAACGTTCTTACATACTATGGTAGAATATTAGTTAATAGATACCATGATGCCTACAAAAGACCAAGAACAAGAGGAAATGAAGTATTAAATAATCAAGCACTTAGTTTAGATGCAACATACGAATCAAACGGTGGTGAAGAATATATAGCATTAAATCCAAGTACGAAAGACGACATATTTTTTATAGAAGATTTCTATGAAGAGTGCAAACTTGGGGAACAGGAGATTATATTTGTGGACCTATTAAATATTGGTTATAAGCAAACAGAGATAATGGAAAAGTTAAAAATGGAGAAAACAGAATATAAGAAAATGCTAAAAGGTATACGAAAAAAGGTTATGAAAAACTATGATTTCGGAACTATTTTATAAAATAGTTCCTTTTTTATGGAAAAATGTCGTATAATAATAATGGGAAGCAAAAAGAAGGAGGAAAACGCAATGGCAAGATTAAACGCAGAACAAGCAGCATCATTTCCATCAGGAGGTGGAAGAAGCAGTTTCCTATCATTACAAAATGATGGGGATTCAGCAGTAGTTAGATTTGCATATAACACTGTTGATGAATTATGTGGTTGTGATTCAGTTCATACAATTAAAAATACTCAAACAGATAGATTTGTTACAGTTGATTGTTTAAAAACTGATAATAGCAATCCAGATAGTGTATGTCCGTTATGTGCGGCAGGAATTAAAATGCAAAAAACTTACTATTTACAAGTAAGAAATGAAGAAACAGGAGAAATGCAATTATGGCAAAGAGGGGAAAACTTTGTTCTTAATACATTAGTTCCAATTCTAGCAGATTACGAGGCGGATGGAACACCAATTACGGGTGTACCTATTAAAATAGTAAGAAAAGGTGCAAAAGGAGATTTGAATACTAAATATAATCTAATACCTAGACCAGTTGATGGAATGTTATTAGACCAATTCCCAGAAGACATTGATGTTAGGGCAGAAGGTATTGTAAAGGAATATACATTCCAAGAATTACAAAACTTTGTTCAAACTGGTCAATTACCTGCTAATGGCAATGAAGGGGATAATAACCAAGCAATTAGACCAAGAGGTAATATGAATAATCCATATGATAATATGGGACAACCAGCAAGAGTTGAAAACTATGTAAATCAAGGTGGTCCAGTACAAGCACCAGTACAAGCACCTGCAACAAGAAATAGAAGAACTATTAGTGGCAATCAAGGCGGATACTAATGGCTTTATTTGATACTTATTCTAGAAGCTCTAAAGAGATGGATAGAATTTTAAAGGAAAAGGCAAATAAGAAGACCAGACCAAAAACTGGTAAATCTAATAACCTTTTAACAAGAATAAATACTATCCGTGAAAGAGTAGAAGAAAACCTAGGTGAGTATAAAGATGATTACATAATTCTAACAAAGGATGAAGAAGTTAAAGATTATTTCTTAAAATTAAGAAATGCTAAACTAGTGGCAATAGATACAGAAACCACAGGTTTAAACTTTTTCCAAGATAAAATAGTTGGTATATGTTTATATGCAGAGGGATTAAAAGCTTCCTATATCCCTCTAAACCATATATCAAGTATATATCAAACTAGAATTGATGGTCAGGCAAACATAGACCTAGTAAAAGAAGAAATGAAAAGGTGCATAGATTCTAACACTCAATTCATTTATCACAATGGTAAGTTTGATTTGAATGTATTAGAAACATTCTTAGGATTTAAGATGAATTGTCCATATTGGGATACCTTAGTGGCAAGTTACTTAATTACTAATGATAAAAACCAAAGAAGTTTGAAAGACCAATACAGTAAGTATTGTAGTCATTTAGAGAATAAAGATAAGATAGATACTTTAAGTCATTTCAATGATTTATTTGAAGGATTAAGATTTGATTATGTTCCTATACAATGTGGTTATATATATGCAGCAAGAGATGCATTTATGACATATAAGCTATTCGAACACCAAAGAGAATTCTTTGAACAAAAAGGAAATGAGGAATTGTATAAGTTATTTAAAGAAGTAGAAGTTCCTTTAATTCAAGTAACAGCAGATATGCAAAGAACTGGTGTTGCTATAGATATGGATTTAGCAAAAAGATTAAAAACTGAATATGATGCTAAATTAGAGGATATTACTAAGCAAGTAAATGAAGAAATTGATAAGTTCCAAGATAAGATTATTAAATATAGAATGACACATTATAATACTAAGTTACAGGAACCAATAAACTTCAATAGTTCAGAGCAATTAGCAATATTACTTTATGATATAATCGGTTGTGTTAATCCAGATAAGGAGAAACCAAGAGGTGTAGATGAAAAAGCATTAAAGCATATCAATATACCATTAACCAATGCAATATTAGAGTATAGAACAGTAAATAAATTGCTAAGTACATATATTGATGCTATACCAGCAAGAATAGAACCTACTGATGGTAGATTACATGCTAGTTTTAATCAAAATGGTGCAGATACTGGAAGATTTAGTTCTAGTGAACCAAACTTACAAAATATACCAAGAGATGGTGGCATAAGATGTATGTTTAAGGCAACAGATGGTTATTATTTAGTAGGTGCCGATTATTCACAACAGGAACCAAGAGTATTGGCTCATTTATGCCAAGATGAGAATATGATAAATGCTTATGCTACAGGTAAAGATTTATATAGTACTATGGCAAGTTTAGCATTTCATATGCCTTATGAACAATGTAAAGAGTTTAATCCAGATGGAACTACTAACCATGAAGGTAAGGCAAGAAGAAGTAGAATTAAGGCAGTTGTTTTAGGGTTAATGTATGGTAGAGGTGATGCCAGTGTTGGTGAACAATTAGGAATACCAGTGGAAGAAGCAAGGGAATTATCAAAAGCATTATTTGATGCCTTTCCAAAGATGAAGCAATATATTGAAGAAACTAAGGAAAAGGTTAAGAAGATTGGTTATACTACTACCTTATGGGGTAGAAGAAGATACTTAGAGTATATTACTAAAGATAAATACGAATATAAGTATGGGGTAAATAGACCAATAAACTTTGACCCAATGTTAGATTCCGATGATGATGGTAGTACTGAGGTTAGTCAAGATATAAAAGATTATTACAATAATCTATTAGACAAGGCTAATTTTACTAAGAGAAAACAAATAATTGCCGATGCAGCAAGGCAAGGTATATTGATAGAAGATAATGGTTATTGGATTGCTGAGTCAGAGAGACAGGTAGTTAATAGTATAGTTCAAGGTTCAGCAGCGGATATGACTAAAAGAGCTATGGTGGCATTATATAGAAATGAGGAACTTAATAGACTAGGTTTTAGATTGTTAATGTCAGTACATGATGAAAATATAGGGGAGTGCCCTAAAGAGAATGTAAAAAGGGTTACAGAATTACTTAGTGAAATAATGATAGCAGCAAATAATAAATGTTGCGTAAAGATGAAATGTGATGCAGAGGTATCAGAAGTTTGGTATGGACCAAGCATAGATTTGAAGGAGGTAGAATAATGGAATACTATGTAGTTAAACCGCCGTATAAGAATATAGTTGATTATTGTATGGAACACAAGATAGCAATGATGCTTTCTTATTATAGTGATAAGAAAACAGCATATGATAATTTCTTAAAGCCTAGAAAGGAAAGAGCAGAAAAAGGATTAGAGAATGGTAAACTATTTATGGATAGTGGTGCCTTCACTGCTTGGACTAAAGGGGCAACAATTGATGTTGATGAATATTGTAATTACATAAGTGAATATGGTGAATATGTGGATTACTTTGGTCAATTGGATACAATACCAAAAGTTGGTGGAACCGCAAAAGAAGCCGAAGAAGCAGCGAAAAGTACGTTAGAAAACTATTATTATATGGTTTCTAAAGTAAAATATCCACAAAAAGTGGTTTTTACATTTCACGTAGGTGAACCAATAGAGGTATTAAAGGAAGCATTAACTTGGGGTAAAGAACATAAAGATATAATGCAAATGATAGCAATCGGAGGTATGGTTAAAAAGAATGCCGATGATAAACATTCAGTAATAAGCAGAGTATTTAGTGCTATTAGAGAAATATATCCAGAGGTTAAAGTTCATTTATTTGGTTGTACTAGTAAACAATACTTTTTAGATTATCCAGCAACAAGTGGGGATAGTAGTAATTATATAATGTCGGCAACAAAAGGTGGGGTATGGACACCTGGTGGTTTATATGGATTCGGTGAAAAGAAAGATAAGAACCATTACTTACTCCAAAGATATGATGTAAAAGAGGCTATTGATAAATATTTAGAAGAAATTGATATGACTGCTGAATTACTAATGGAACACGCTAAGCATAGATTACTAGCAAATATTAAGTATATTGAAAGAGAGTTTTATTTAAAGAAGGTGGAGAATAAAACTAGAAGACAAACAAGGAGGTTATTCTAA